GGTTAACCTTTGTAAGACCCGTTCTACCCTCTTTGTAACCTTTGTACATCTTTTTTCTACGATGTGAGCCACCCTTACCATCAAATACAACCAAAACTCTTGTTGGTTTGTTCTTTCGGATAAGAGCGCCGAGGGATAACAGAAACCCTGTTACCCCTCCGACGTGCTCTCCATCATCATTTAGTGTAGGAACTGCACCAAACACTCTGATGAACATATTCAACCCATCTACAATCATAACTTTATCGTTAACATCACCAACGGATGTTTCACTTAGGTTACTTAACATTTCTTTGTAATTAGTCGATTGTATCATCAAATTCTGCTGTGTCTGTGTTCGTATTTTCTGATGCTTCTTTGTATCCTAAGATATATGCATCACAAATTTGTTTGTACATTTCTTCCTTCACTTCAGGTCGTTCTTCCAATAAGTTTTGGAAGTCCTTTGCTTGGAATTTAATTTCCTCACCAGTTGATTCATCCACCCAAGTGTACCACGCACCACCTTGCTTTACCAACTTATATGTTTTCATAGTGTTTAACCACGAACCATATCTATCGATACCTCTATCAAAGTAGATTTCAAAATCAACTGCTCTGAGTGGTGGTCCCATTCGGTTCTTAATGACCTGAACTCTGGTTTTGATACCAACTGTCTGGTCAACACCACCCACTTTAGAATTGAGCTTACCCATTTGTTTCATTCTCAATCTACACGATGCGTGGAAACCTAATGCTTTACCACCCGATGTAGTGTAAGGGTCGCCAAATGATACACCCATTCTAACTCGTAACTGATTAGTAAATACTACCAAAATTCGCTCTCTACCAATGAGATTTGTAATCTTTCTCATTGCCTTTGAAATAATAATTGCTTTTTGTGTAGCGTAACCTGCTTGGTCGTAATCAGCAGATAGTTCCACCTTAGTGGTTGCTGCTGCTACTGAATCAACTACGATAGTTACCAACCTATCCTTATCAGATTTTCGGATAGATTCGATAATAGAATCCATAGCATCAAAGATATCTTCAACAGTCTCCAAAGGTACATAAAGTAACTTCTGAGTATCTACCCCCAGTGCTTCTAAGAATTCTTGGTTAATTGCGTTCTCTGTATCAATGTACACAGCCAACCCACCCTTCTTTTGAGTGTTAGCCAATGTATGTGCTGATAGTAGAGATTTACCACTCGCCTCAAGACCTGTAACCTCAACAATTCTTCCTACAGGAAACCCACCATTTGGTCGGTTTGAGATAGCCAAGTCTAGCATGTCATCTCCTGTAGACACCCACTCAGTAAGGTCGGTGGGTGTCTGTTCGGAGCCATCTAAGAAGTAAGCTACCTTCTGTTGTCCTTTGAACTTTTTGTTAAGATTATCGGCCAGAATTGAACTCAATTCATCACGATTCGTTTTGGACATATTGTAGCTTATTAATTGTTAAATAAATCTTCAAATGCGTCTTTTACATCGGCAGTAGTTGCGTTTGATACTGCGGCTGGTTCATCATCTTTGAATGGTGAATCGGTTGATTGGGTTGGTTGAGTTTCCTCTTCCTCAGAATCACCTAACTGCCCAGTTTCCAACCACTTCTCCAACAAACCTTTCATCTCATCGTAAGAGTACTTTTTGAACATCGTTGGAAGTTCAATCTGGTCTTTAACCAATTCCAAAACATTCTTATCCTCTGTGATAGGAGTTTGGTTTGGTTTAACACGGATGTACGTTTCAGGATAGTTCTTACCCAACTCTTTAGCGGTTTTGAACTCTACAGTGATATCTCTACCACTAGTCGGGTCGGTCAAATCACCATAATCAGGGTCAGCGAAGAATGCCAACAATTCCTGGTATACGGTCTTACCGAATCCCCAAAACTTAACACCCTCAGATTCCTCACCTCTTACAATGACAGGAACATACGTTCTCATCTTAGGTGTAAGTTGTTTGGAAAGATTCCAATCGTTTCTATCTCCCGTTGACTTCAATTGGTCAGCGAACTCCATAAGTGGGTCTGCCTCACCAAAGGTTTGGGGTGATAGAATGTTCTTACCACCAAATCCATAGTGGAAAAACAATTCGATAAAAGGGTTTGATTGATTGTGTACATAAGGTACGATTCGTACCTGCTGCTTGCCGGGCTTCGGCTTCCACAAATTGTCAGTCTTTTTTACTTTTGTCTGCAGACTGTCCAGACGGTTTCGGATTGCATCTAAATCGATTGCCATAATTACTCCATTTTTTAATTAGTTAAACATTTATTTTACAAATATACGAAAGTTTTTTCAAACTTCCAAGCACATTTCAATTTTTATTTTCAACACTCATTTACTCCCATGTGTTGATATGGTTACAAATATACGAAAGTTTTTTCAAACTTCCAAGTATAAATATCAAAAAGTTTTATTTAACATCAACTATTCGGAACAATTTTGTTCCCATTACCTTATACCCATCACCATCTGTAAGAATCAATGAGTTACGATAATCCTGCCAATTTACCTGATAGGTTTTATCCTCTACCCCACCATTAAGTTCTTTAATCAATCGGTTCAGAGCGTTAATGGTGTACATAGTGTTTGATTCTTTCTTGCGATGTACCATAATACTATTTGGTAGGAATCTATTATCTCTATTCGGCACTATATTATAACTAACCACCAACTCCTTTGATGGCTCTAACTTCAGAATAAAAATCTTACGACTAAACAATTCATACGATTCGAAAATCTCATTTAACAAATCTTCAAATGTAAGTTCTGTTGTAAACGTACATAGTAATTGCGTTCTCACCCATTCCCCTTATTTATTTGATTCCAAGAGACTGCTTAACCTTACCAAGAGGTAACTCTTTCACGCCTTCGAAGTTATAGCTATACTTACCGCTATCATTAGTACCCATTCTGAATTGTGAATATTTGAAATCACCCTTTTCGTTGATTCCCGATAAACCATATGCTCTCAAGGTGAAATAAGTTTTTTGGTCAGAACTATATAGATAGAACACTACCACATCAGATAGGTCTTTATTCATTTTCTCCTCAACATAACTCTCTGAGCCAGGATATGGTTCATATGCAGTACCACCACCATCTTTACTTAAGCCATATACCTTATACAATGGTAATGTAGTTTTACCATATACCATTTCCTTTTCTAAGGATACCATTTGTGAATACAAC